GTTAGCTGATGTAAAGTTAGTACCATCAAGAGCGCCAATGGTATAAAGATATTTCCAAATATATCCATCAGAAGTTTCTACTGGTCTAGAGTTTGTGCCCGTTGGTTTAACAGTAGATGTCACTGCATTACCTACAGCGTTTTTACCAGCCTGAATACACATATACACAGAGTTTTCATCTGTTAAAACATAATAAGGATTAGTAGGATATGCTGAAGCAGCATCATCATATGCACTATAAATTGTACCAGATGCCCAATTATATCTTGGTACAACAAATGAAACTGTTTCTGCAGTCTTTATAGCCTGCATACTAAGTCTAGCGTTTCTTTCATCTCTTGAAGACTTAATAGGCGTTGGCGCATCATCAGAAGAATCCCATGGCTCTGATCTACCAATTCCAATATAGTAATTGTTATCAGAATCATTTACATCATCAAAAAGATGATTAATAAATTGTCTTTTAAGTCTATCAGTAATAATTGCTGCCATGTCTTATCCTATGATACCGTTTCGCCGTATCCGCCAATAATATTCCAATTTGCATTGTCCCAAATTAAAGTTACTCCGTCATTTTGATCTAATGCAACACTTGTCCCTGGACCAAAATTAGTTGGAGTAATAGTAGCAATACCTGCGTTTTTATTTGTAAAGAACTTTTGTTCTCCGAGTGTTGTGCCATCTCCTAATGAAATTGCAATTGCAGTTGCACTATTAACAATAATATATGAAGTATTTACTGGCGCTGCTCCGGATGCAGAAATTTCAGTTGCGGTTTGACCAACCTTTTGTAATTCAACTACACCTAAACCTTGACCTGAAAGTTTTAGATTAACATCAGTGTCATCACCAGAAGCAGAAATTTCAGGAGATGCGCCTGTTGCAGCATTTGTAACTGTAAGTTCATTTACTGCGCTCGCTGCTGCAGTTATGTGAATAAGTTCTGCGCCATTAGCATCTGCAACCTGACCTACAAGTGCAGGATTATTAATTGTTGCAGAGTCTAAATTTTTATTTTCTAAAGTTTGTGCCGCTGTTCTTAATACAAAAATATCATTTGCGCTTAGTGAAGGAATAGCAATTTCAACGTTACTTGTTAAAGCACCTGGTGTTATTGTATATTGATGTGATGAATCATCATCATGAATTTTAGGCTCACCTAAAATAGGATTAAGAATAGTCTTATTAATTATTGTTTGTTCTGCAGAATCTGTAATTACTTCACCATTAGCATTTGGTAACCGAATTACTCGATCAGAATCAGGATCAACTGCTTTTAGTACAGTTTCAAAATCATCAACCGTAGAACCTTCAAATAAAATTCCATCGGCTGTTACAGATAACTCTCCAGAAAGTTGATCGGAATCTCCGCCTAACTTTTTGTAAATCTCTACAAAGTTGTCATTAATTTTAGTAGCGGCTGCACGTAAGGTATCCCCAGTGCCATCATTGGCCGCAGTGCCAGTGCCTATATTTTGCCGTGCCATTCATTCACCTATTGAAAAAATCTATTGTTATTTATATCAACTATCATACAATTCGAAGCGATCAAGATCCATTGTTTCAATACTATTGGACATTTTGATTACACCATCCGCTCTACCTGAATCTTCGTCAAGGGTTGGTGAGTTAACATCCAAAATACCATCAGTTCCTGGAGCAAAGCGTCCATAAGAATTTATCAGTTCTTGAACACTCATACCTTGATAACGAGATATTTGTACAAATCTTGCTCTAGTCACTTCGCTATCACCATCTATGCCATCTTCAAATTCACCAATAATTTCGTGAGAAGCTGTAGGTAAATCCATAGTTGCAAAGTTTTCAACTGTTAGTGTACCAATTTCAGCAGAATCAAGAAGTCTAACATCGGGCTGATTAACGTTAATAGCAGCCGCATCAGTCGTTAGCTCAAGTAAAATTTCTCCTCCAAGAAAAAAACCTGCCGGATGCACAAACTTTTTATAAAGTTCTTTCCATTGAACAATAGGAATAGAAGACTTAATTAAAACAGAAAAGATTTGATATAATCTATCATTCTGTATATATCTAAGAGATTCAGGGCCAATTAATGAATCATCAATTCTAAAAATTTGTTCCTTTGGATATTCAATAAAAACTGTTTCATTAAAAAATGCTCTAAAAAAACCTTCAGCAGAATACGTAGTACCTTTTACTCTAAAAAAATTAGCAAAATTTCTTAAAGCTTCCCGTGGATCTATGAAGTAAGATGCTGAAGCTCCTTGTGCAATTTCAGCAAACATTTGATCAAGTTGTTTTAATGACGAAGATTCAATATCTCTAATAGCATATAAGTCTTTAAGAGTATCTGTAAGTTCATCCGAATCTAAATATGAATAATATGAATTCATAAAGTTTATAAGATTAGGATAGTCTCTCTGATAATACTCAGGAAGAACCTGTTCCACAACGTTTGTGTGGAATACAAGATTTCTTCTATTAAAAAATACTTCGTTAGTTTGAGTCATTATAGAGTCACATCAACAGTTTGTCTATCAACAACGCCTGACGCGAATGAGGCATCTTCATCAAGAAGAAGGATATAGTTTCTTAAAGGTTTAACTAATGACTGATCACCTGGCGTTACAGATAGTTTTATATATGTTTGCCCAGACGTAATTGATGTAGGAGCAAATCCGCTTAATTCTACTGTACCAGTTCCAGGCTCATATTGACCAATATTATCCACTTCAACATTACCAATAGTATCAGTAATAATAAGTTTTGTTGAATTAAGTTTATTTTTAATTAAGCAAACTTTATTATTAAATCTAAACGTAGATGAAGTCACCGTTTCAACAAGATCATCTGGCGTAGCTAACTTAACTGGAAAATCAATTTGATATGAAAGAGATTGATTAAGTACAGGCTCAAATCTTTGTTGAACTTTAATATCAACCTGTGAATTAATAACAGCATCATTTATTTGATCAACTGATGTTAACAAATTAGATCTTCTAAATATTGCACCAAATATTCCAAGGTTGTCATTAAAGAATTTTTTAACTTCTTGGAAAACTGCGCCTTCTGTCGATTGTAAAGTTACATTTGTTAAATTAGGATCAAAATTAAATGTCACAATTGCCTGAATAAACGTTTCAACTGGATCTACATAAATGGTATCAATTGACAAAATAGAAAGAAAGTCTGTAATGTTTGATGTGATTGAATCTTTGGTTGCAGTTTTTTCTGCTTCAGTAATACCATCTTGGAATTTTAATCCAACATAAACATTTCCGTAGTTTGCAGGAATATTATCTTCACCGCCCCACGCAATTGCGTCAACAATATTTGAATAGTTTGCTAGGATAATAGCTTTGTAATCCTCAGCAGTAACTAGTCTTTGCTGTGAAGCGAAGGCCAAAGGCGCATTAGATCTAATACTTTCTATTGATTGCTTTTCTGCACCAGATGTAGAATTTGAAACTGTTGTGGTTGTTATATCAAATCCTTGGCCGTTAACCGAAAATTGTGAGCTTGGCGTAAAAGTTCTTCCGCCGTTGGCATCAGGACCAACCGTTGAAAGATATTCAACCTGAATAACTGAACCCGTTTCTGGTGCTTTACCAAAAGAAATGCCATCACCAAAATTTAATTCGTAAAACCCATTAGGTGCTTCGCTGATTTGATAAAATTGAGAATTAGCATCAACGCGGATAGCTTTTGAAATTGGAGTATAAGATTCAAATTCAGTTGTAGATGGATTAGCAAAGGCTTTAACAATTGCTGTTGAAGTGTCAATTGCTAGGTCAGGAATAACATAAATTTGTCTTTCACCGGTTTTACCAACAAAAAACTTTTTAACTTTTCTTGTTCCTTCATAAATGAGAATATTTTTATTCCCATTCAGATCTGAAAATTCATATAATCCAGATCCATTATCTGTTGCGTATATAGATTCAATTGTTTGAAACGTGTATGAAACATCATTAATAGAAGTTGTAAATGAAGTAAATGCAGGAAGCGTGTATGTAACAGCTCTATTTGAAACACCTGCTAAATTAAGAGAACGATTTACTGTTGCTTGCGCAGAAGTTTTAGATCTTGGTGAATAACCAAGACCTTGCGCATGAGATACAACAGAAGATCTTAATTGTGCAGTATTTAGAAATGCTTCATTCAAAGCAAAGTTAGCAATTAAACCATTAAAGTGCGTGTTATATGCTAAAACATCTAAAATATTAGATAAGCCTGAAGCTTCAAAATTATAGTCTTGAAACTGATCATCAGAAGCAAGATATGTTTTTAGTCTTTGCTTAATTTGTTGGAAATCTAGCTGAGTAGACTCAATATTAGTTGTCATTTACCTTAACCTCGATAGTGCAGTTTCAAATTCAACAACCTCATTTAGGTTTTTTACGAGAAACGTTATCTTAACTTTAACTTCGTTTCTATCTAATATTGCGTTGGACTCTACTTTCAAAACTTTTGCTCTTGGCTCAAAATTTTCTATAGCTCTTATAACTTGCTCTTCAATGTCATACTCAATATCTTCATCAGCTAGCTCAAATAAAATGTTATTAAGATCTCCGCCAAAATTAGGACGAAAAGGTTTTTCATTGAAATTAGTTAAAAGCAAATTTTTTACTGCTTGCTTAACAGAGGCCGCAGCGGTTTTCTTAAAAATATCCCCATCAGGTTTAGCATTGAATGTTAAGTCAATATCGCCATATTCTAACGTGCGAGAACCAATTATAGTACTGCCTGCTAAATTACCATCTTCTCTTGATAAAATTTTTGTTGCCATTGCTAGTTCTCTGATTTTTTACTATTTATAATGAAATTTCAATTAATTCTTTGTTTGATTGTACAGAATTATTAAATACAGTTTCTATATCCATTGAATAGGTAGTTTCAAAATCATCTTCAACCTTAGGCATATCAATAATTATTTGGGCATTAATAGTTCCATCTGGATTATACGTATCATAATCAATACACAACTTATCATAAAATAAAAAGTCTTTTAAGTAAACCGCAAGTTCATATGTTTTTTCAATCGCCTGATTTCCTTTTTCGTCAACTAGTTCATATACAACTCGTCTTCCTTTAGATGCAAGCCAATTAGGACTATTTGTTTCTAAAATTTCTTGAGGCCCTGCTTTATATAAACCTTCAACAACGACCAGTCTAAAGTCTCTGAATTTTCCTTCATCATCTCCAATTTTTTTAAGAATTTCAGCATGCAAATAAAGATGGCGAGCTATATCAAGCCTTTCTGATTGATCAAAAATATGATCTAAAGTAATTTGATCTCCACGGCCTCCTAAAAACTTAGCCATAGTAATGCCTTTATTTAATTTTGTACTAGACGTAATAGGTCCTGCATTGTTTGGGTTATATACCGGATCTGGTATAATTTGTTTTGGCCTTGGCTTAGGCACAATCCTTTTAGAATTTTCTGCAGGATTTCTTTGTCCAATTTTATCAACACCTAAAATTTTAGTAGGATCTTTACTTTCAATTCTTTTTACTTGTGGAGGAGTTGTGTTTGCATATGTGCTTGATAATTGACCAGATCCAATTGCTGTACCAATAAACTTTTCATTAGATAATACTGCTGGACTTCTAAGCTTACTTCTAATTTGTCGAGTTGTTAAAGGTTTTTTAGATATTCCACCAGTTTTTTCTTCATAATTAATTGCATTAAATAAATCTTTATTATTATCGATTTTAACTTTAGCTACACCATACGCAGATTTGTTCAAATAATCTGTTAGTAAAGTTTCTGTTGGCAAAGCTGTTGCTTTAGGATCAACAGCTTGCGCAGTATGAGTTGTATCAGTTAGAGTTCCACCTCCAGATCCTGGACCTAATGGTGCAGAACCGGCCTGATCTGCCTTTTCTGCAAATGACGCTTTACCTACAAGAGAACCATGAAAAGTAGTAGCATGCATTGACGTAGCATTAACTCGCTGAGTGTACGCAGTATTCGTAGTAATAGTATCAGTGGCTGTGATTGAATGACCGGTGTACATGTTATAGTTGTACATTACAACATTTTCTCCGCCGATAGTTCCAGTATCACCAAAAACTGATATGCTTTGAGCAGCAATATTTACGTCTGGAGCTGATTGAACTAATTGCTTTTCAGAAGCAATCTTTATTTGATCTGACGCTGAAAGACTTACCTTTCCTTCAACGCTTGTTCTATGAGTTCCTTTAACAACGTTATTATATCCATTAAGTGTTGTTTGACTAGAAGTGCCTGTTGTTGTAATTCCTTTATTACCATCAACTATACTATTGTGATTGCCGTGAACCTTTTCTCTAAAATTACCATCAATTTCTTTTACTTCATCCCCAGCTACATTAATATTAAAATTACCTCCAACCTTTAGATTGTAATCTCCTGCAATATCAACATTTAAGTTTCCATTATATTGTAAATCTGCATCACCTTCTACAATAAGCTTACTTTCACCTTGAACAATTGTCACATGATTATTTTTTGTAGCAACTAAAATAGTTCCATCGGCTCGCATTTCAACCCCAGCACCTGTTTTGTGCTTAATTAAAATACGTTCCCCAGAAGGTGTGTCATCAATTTCTATAACATGACCACTTCTAGATTCATTGACTTGATTAAAAGGATATTGAGATACAGGAGGATTGTCTAATCCAAGATCTAAATCTAAATTTCCTCCACCAACATAAAGCTCATTTCTAGTAACTCCTCTTGCAGCACTGTTAATACTAGGACCATAAAAATAATTTGCTCTAGGATATTTTCCTGTTACATCATGAAATCCCGTTTTATAAACGCCTAAAGAATTTTCTGCACCAGCGCCAATCGTATTTTCGCGATCTCTTAATTCATCGTTTTCTGTACTCATTAAGCAATTCCTACATTAGTTTCAACAGACAATTTTGCAAGTTGTCTAGGAGATAACGGCCTTTTTTGTCCGGTGTTTGAAACGTTTCTTTTTCCAAACTTATTAAACACGTATTGAGGAACATCAAACCCAGGATCAGTTTTACCTTGATCATCTGTATCAACATGACCCCAGGCCTGAGCGCCTGGATATACATTGTAAAAGGATTTCATAAACTGGTCAAATGTTTTCATTTGTTCTTCATTTAGGGATTCAGATCCAACATATCTATCTCTATTTGGAGTGCCGCTCAAGCAATTGTATCCTCCAACAAAACATACACCAATACTAAATAGATTATGGCTATTAGCCTTTGCATGAGATCCTCTTTTATCAATAGGTCGACCTCTTTGAATACGTCCATCTCTACGTATAACATAGTGATAGCCAATACCGCTAAATCCTCTTTGAGTATGCCACTTATGAATTTCTTCTGCGCCAATATCTTGATCTAAAAACGTTGCTGACCAGTGTACAACAACTTCAGTAATATCTCTTGTTACAGATCTCATTTCAGCTTCTAGTTCTTCCATACTAGAAACATATGTAAATCCATATAAAGGTTTCTTTCTTTTATATTCAGTTACCCCACCACCTTGAACAATAGTTTTTTCAACAGAAGATTTGTTTGTTGTAATTTTTGTTGTGGACTTTGTTTTTTCATTTTTGTAAACAATGTTTTCAGTTTCACTTACTGTTGTGGAAACTGTTTCTTGTCTTTGTGCTACAATATCAGGTTTAGCTCTTATAACAGCGGCGTCTGCAATCGCCGTATTAGCGTCATCCCAAGCTCCAATCCCTGAGCCAATAACTTCTGAGGGAACGCTTGAAACTCCAAGCTCAGCATCTAAAGGATCTAGCTGTATTGCTTTATCAACAGATGTTGATAAACCTTGAAGACTTTCTTCAATAAAGTCTTGGCTTAATGCAGGGTTTTTTAATGATAGCAAAGAAACTGCTTTTTCAATTTCTGTAGGAATTTCTAAAGAGATGCTATTAGTTAAAGCATTCAAATCAGAGATTGCAAGAGATGGACCGCCTTGTGATAAAGCTAATTGCTTAAGCGCAGTTTGTACTCCTTTGTCAACTTCTAACACAATTGATTCTAAAATATTAGGAGTTCCTGAACCTTGAGTTGCTGCGAGTCTGGCTTCAAGCTTTTGTACATCTGCCTTAAATTCAGTTGCAAGTTTTTCTGCTGTGTCTAAACCTTTTTTAACAGTATCTTTTAGAGTTGATTGCAATTCAGGTGAAGTTAATTTTTCTAAAGAGTCTGCAATTTTATCTTCAGTTTTACCAGTAGCTTCAATTAGTGATTCTTTAATTGCCTTAGGATTACAGGCTTGAGCAAATTCTTTTAAGAAACCATTTTCAATTTCACCGCTTGCTCCAGGTTCACTTGC